GAGCAGGAGTGCCACAGCGGCGGCAAGCTCCGATTTACCCATCTTCTTGGGTATCTCAATATAGGCGGTGTTGAACTGCCGATAACCGTTCGGTTTAAGTGTCCCAAAAAGGTCCCGGATAATCTGCTCCTGCCAGTCGATCAGTTCAAAGGGCTTACCGGCCCAGGTACCTTTCGTGTGGGAAAGGCATTCGATGAAGCCGACCGCATAGTCCGCCAGCTTCTTGCTGTAGGTAGAGTCTTTTGCCTTGAACCGGGTCGGTGTGTATTTCTTCAGCTTTCGGATGTGTGGTCACCTCCTTCGAAAGAGAATAAAAAATACAGCCCATCATGGCTGTACTACGAGGAACAGAGCCTTCTGGCTCATGTCCCGGGGCTATTTAGTTAGCTTTGGCTCAATAGTTTTCTCTGTGCAGGAGGAGCTCGGCCGCGAGCTGCGTGTCCGGGTCGGCAGGCTTGACGTCCCAGCCTCTGTCGTAGTTGGCGGTGACTTTGCCGTCGCGTTTGAGCATTAGCTTGCTGACCTTACCGCCGTCGATGCCGAACTGTGAGCCAGTCTCATAAACCTTCATCCAGTAGTGAAAAACGCTGTCGTGAACCTTCAGGTTGCCTTCTTTCCACTCAGTCATTGCCGGCCACCTTTCTGACGCGGTCGATACCGTAGACGACGTTCAGCCCGCTGCCGTTATCCCAGTTGACCATGAGGGAGCCGGTGTCGTCGACGCCATAAACGGTACCCAGAGTTCCAACCGGAGGAGCCTGCACATCGTCCATCTGCATGAGCGCGACGCGGGTGCCGGCAGGATATGCCTGACGCAAATGATCAATGACCGTTTTATTCGGAAACTTCATCGGAAAGCGCCTCCTTTGCCGGTGTGCCGTTTTTGAAAGCGGATGAGCCGGGGAGATTATGGAGTAGCACTTTGCGGGTTTCTTTGTACTCGTCGCCAATGAAGCCCAACCGGAGGAGGAAGCATCGGAAAGCGTACTTCTCGTTATCCGTGCTCTTTTCCTTGGTAGTCACACGTTTCTGGACCTTGGCAGCGCCGATCATTTTGCCGATAAGGTGTGCGGCTGCGCTAACGACCTCCGGTTCCGGTATACTGTCGAACCACGGGAAGCGAATGGTATCGTCCATAAGCTCGATATCCAGCCTGTCCGCACCGAGAGCCTTTTTGATGAGCGCCGCCTTGCTTTCAGTCATCCTGCGGAGGTTTTCGATTGCCGTATCGGTGACATCTTTCAGCGGAAGCTCGATGCAAAGCCCGTCTGAGGCTTCACTGATTTCAGCCTCGAAGCCTTTCTCGCAAAGGGTCTCGATGAGCTGCTCGATCTCATCGCTATTCGCCCGGTCGTCAAAGGTAAGCTCGCCGGTCTTGCTGACGGTAAAGTAGTCGATCTGATATGCGCAGGAAGGAACCCCGAGGTACTTGGGCTTGCATTCGAGGATTTCAGCGATTGCTTGGACCAGCTTTTTACGGTCGTCGCCGGTTACGTTGTAGTTGATTGTCATGCTGTTGACCTCCTTGTTTTTGGTGTAGTACATATATTGCTCTGGAGGCTCTAAATAGCAAGCGATACAGGCGTAGAATCCTGTAGAATTATTCGGACTCGAAATTGTGTATTGTAGCCACTTCCGCATACTTGTAGGTCAGGCCATCACGGACAACCGTAACGCCTGCATCGGAACCGGCCTGTTCGATATACCGCTTCATGATAACGTCGCAGAACTTTTCGTCAAGCTCGATGGTATAGCAAAACCGCTCCGTTTGCTCGCAAGCGATGAGCGTGCTGCCGGAACCACCGAAGGGGTCCAGCACGATGGTGTTGCTCATGCTGCTGTTCATAATTGGATAAGCAATGAGCGGTACCGGCTTCATGGTGGGATGGTCGCCGTTCTTCTTAGGCTTATCAAACTCCCAGATTGTCGTTTCCTTGCGGCCGGTGTACCACTGGTGCTTGCCGCTTTTCTTCCAACCGAACAGGCAAGGCTCATGCTGCCACTGATACGGTGAGCGCCCCAGCACCAGCGACTGCTTCTTCCAGATGCAGCAGCCGGACAAATAAAATCCGGCATCCGAAAAGGCTCTGCGGAAGTTCAGCCCTTCGGTATCGGAATGGAAAACATAGATACTTGCGTCGTCCGCCATGACCGCTTCCATGCAGGCGAAAGCGTCGAGCAGGAACTGGTAGAACTTATCGTTCGCCATATTATCATTCTTTATTTTTCCGGCGCTGCCTTCGTAGTTGACGTTGTACGGCGGGTCGGTCACCACAAGGTTGGCTTTTTTGCCAGCCATCAGGAGATCATAGGTTTCAGCACGGGTGGAGTCGCCACAGACGAGCCTGTGCGGGCCGAACTGCCAAACGTCGCCGAGCTTTGTAACGGTGGGCTTCTTCAGTTCCTCATCAACATCAAAATCATCGTCATGAGCCTTGTCTTGGGTGGAAGCCTCGAACAGGTCGTCGAGCTCGGCAGGGTCAAAGCCGGTAAGCGTCACGTCAAAGTCCGCACCCTGCAGGTCGGAGATAAGTAAGGTCAGCTTGTCTTTGTCCCATTCGCCTGAGATTTTATTCAGCGCGACGTTGAGCGCCTTTTCCTTATCATCGTTCAGTTCCACGATGACGCACTCTACTTCTGTGATACCCATATCGATGAGTACCTTCAGACGCTGGTGACCACCGACAATATGCCCGGTCGTCTTATTCCAGATGACCGGCTCCACATAACCGAACTGCTCGATGGAGCGCTTCAGCTTTTCATATTCAGGATCGCCGGGCTTCAAATCCTTACGCGGATTGTATTCCGCAGGAATCAAGTCGGCGACCTTTTTGCGTTCAATCAGCATATTGCTTCACCGCCTCTCGCAGTTCTCTGCATTTGTCCAGCCACTCCCAACGACTTAGCGAACCGCTGAAATGACCGTAGGTGGCGGTGTCGGCGTAGATGGCATCCCGCAGACCGAGCGTTTCAATGATGGCAGCCGGGCGCAGATTGAAAACCGCTATCACGGCTTTTCGGAGAACCTCATCCGGATACTTGCCAGTGCCAAAGGTATCGACCTCGACAGCGACCGGATCAGCCTTGCCGATGGCATAGGAAATTGCCACCTGACATTCCTTCGCAAGGTCGTCCCACACAATGTTCTTGGCAATGGCCCTCGCCATATAAGCACCGCTGCGGTCAACCTTCGTCGGGTCCTTGCCGGAGAAGGCACCGCCGCCGTGAGCAGCGAGCCCGCCATAGGTGTCCACCATGATTTTGCGGCCGGTGAGCCCGGTGTCAGTAGCAGGCCCGCCCTCCACAAAACGACCGGAGGGATTCACGAGAATTTCCGTAGCATCATCGAACGGGTACTTCTCAAACACCGGCCAGAGTACTTCGGAGATCACCTCGTTGCGCAGGACCTCCAAATTTTTGTCTTCCTTATGTTGGACAGAAACTACGATGGCCTTGATCCGCTTCGGTTTTCCGTCTTCATATTCCACAGTGACTTGCGCTTTTCCGTCAGGACCGATGCCCTTCACGACGCCGCTTTTCATTACAGAGTCGAGCTTGCGGCAGATACCGGAAGCCAGCACAAGCGGAAGCGGCAGTTTTTCTGTGGTTTCATCCGTTGCGTAACCATAGACAGTGCCCTGATCGCCAGCGCCAAGCATGGAGTACCACGAGGTGTCGCCGGCTCTGGATTCCAAAGCGCGGTCAACGCCGCCCGCGATATCCTTGCTCTGCTGATGTACATACACGAAGATGATAAACTTGCGCGGGTTATAGCCGACGTCGCTGAGAACGCTGCGCACAATCCAGCGGATATCTACTTTCTTTGAACAGGTGATTTCGCCTGCTACAAAGATTTTGCCTTTTGTCGCCATGACCTCGCAGGCCACGCGGGAAGCCTTATCTTTCCGGAGACAGGCATCGAGAATACTGTCGGCAATGAGATCGCACAGCTTATCCGGGTGACCTTTGCAGACGCTCTCGGCAGTTTTATATTGAGTTGCCATGTTACGTTCCTTTCCGGGCGGACAGAAGCCGCTCCATCAAATCATCCTGTGGACTCCGGCCTTGGAATTCTACAGAGCAGTTTTCCTTCACGACCTGATAAATCTGATACCAGATCTGATTAACCTGCTTCATGTAGTCGCGGCTCATTGACACATACGGAGACGCGATTGCATTGCCGGTGGTCGGGTGCTTTGCCAGAAAACCGTATTCTGAAATGCACTCCTCGCACTGTATCCAACGGGAAACGCTCATGGCATACTGCTCGATAAGCTGGTTGTTTACTAAACCTTCACAGCCTCGTGCTTTCAGCCAGTCCCAGGTATCCTTGTAGACCTCCTCGGCGCACAGGTCTTTGCCGCTTTTCTGCACGGCGCGTAGATATTCTTTTATAGGAGGCATATCTACGCCAGCCAGCTCGGCTGGGGACTGTAATACCGGGGTGCCGGAGGCTTTACCGTCTCTGATTTTGTCTGCGAGGGCTTTCTTCTTCGGGCCGGTACCGGGCCTTGGACCACCTCGCATGGTTCCATCCTTAGCCATGTTCATGCCCTTTCTTTTTATCCGCACGTTTTATGGCTTCGTATGCGGTCAAGTCATAGCAACCGGAAGAATTTAGCCTCGGATTATCTTTCTGCTTACCGTAAAGTCTGCGGTTTTCGCGCTGCTTCTTTCTGTCTCTCATTTAAGTCACCTCTCAATACCATGTTTGAATAGCAATTTTCGTGCACGAAGCCCCACGCCCGTTCCCAGGCAAAAAGGTCACAGAGATTCATAGGGGCATGGGGTCATGCCATGAGTGATTCGTACTGCTTGTACTTGATACGCCAGTAGTTATCCGTCTTGGATTTTTCTTTCCAATCAATGATATATCGCTTGCCGCTCTGGCACTTGAGCGAGTTACAAATCCTGTGAGCCAACTGACAGTTCCGCATTGAGTGCTCGCCGCCGACAGACACAGGAACGATGTGGTCAATGGTGCCAGACCAATTGTTATCGGCAAACTTGTCGTAAAGGACAGGCAAGCCACAGATTTGACAAATACCTTCA